CCGACATGATCTTCGCACCGGACACGCTTGAAAAGCTTATGGCCCACGACAAAATGTTTGTAAGCGGTATGTACTTCAAACGAACGGGAACATATGAACCCGTCGTATATGAAGCCATTAAGCACCATGACGACGGAAGGGCCGAAGCGGTGTCATACAAGAACTATCCGAAGAATGAATTATTTAAGGCAGCGGGTGTTGGATTTGGTTGCGTCCTGTTAAAGACGGAACTTTTGCTTGAAATGGCAGCAGAATATCACGATTGGTTCACACCATATAACCGCATGGGCGAAGATTTAAGCTTTTGTCAAAGAGCAATCGACCTCGGTTACGATATATGGGTAGATCCGACGGTACAATGTGGCCATGTCGGGCAAATAATAGTCACAGACAAATTTTACGACGCTTATAAATTGGCGGAGGCAAACAATGTTCAAAGTTAAAGTTAAATCACCGTTCTTTGACAACACAGGACTTCACGGAATTGGCGAAGTTATGGAAGTCAAGAAAATAGATCCTGTACTCATGGAATTGGTGAACGAAGATAAACCCAAGGCAGTTAAAGCCGAGCCGAAGAAGGCACCGGCAAAGAAGAAAGGATAAGTAACCATGGCAATGATAGACAAAGTTAGAGAAGCGTTGCAGATCACGTCCACGGCTTCAAATTCGGAGTTACAGGACTTAATCGACGCAAGCGTAATAGACTTAAATATAGCGGGCGTTGAAGGCGACACGGTAACGACTTCCTCGACAGATCCTATCGCACAACGTGCCATTATTACATACGTTGCTTATCAGTTCGAACAGCTTCACGGTTCTTTAGATCGGGCCGAGAAGTTGAAAGCTTCTTACGACGAGCAGAAAACGCAGTTATCCATGCACACAGGTTATACAGATTGGGGGAACGGCGAAGGTGAATAGACTTGTTGACGTAACCTTAATATCGCAAACGGAAACATACGACGAAATGGGAGTTCCTACTGTCACCGAAAATGAAACAACGATAAAAGGAAACTTTCAGAGCGTTTCAGCACAAGAATTTTTCCGTGGTGGCGAAATGGGTATTAAACCCGAATTTATCGTTAAAGTGTGGGAACGTGAGTACAACGGTGAAACCGTATTAGAGTACGAAGGTAGCCGGTATATCATTTACCGGACTTATCTCGTCGCAGACGGTAGAATCGAACTGTATTGTCAAAAGGACGTAGGCGCATGAGCGACACAATAAAAGTTTCCGAAATGGAAGAAGTTATCATGGACGCACTTGAAGAGTATAAGGACAAGGCCGAAGACGTTGTTGCGGTAACTTTGCCACTTGTCGGCAAAGAAACCGTTGACACGTTAAAAGCTACTTCTCCGAAAAGAAAAGGTTCTTACGCTCGCTCATGGACTTATACAATGCGTAAAAGTCGAGGAAGTAAGAAGAACAACGATTTAGTTGTTCACAACAAGAAATATTATCGTATCGTTCACTTGCTTGAAAATGAACACGCAAAAAGGGGCGGAGGAAGATACTACCCCGACCAAGCGTCGCACGGTTCGACGGTACACGTTAAACCTGCGCAAGATAAAGCGGAAAAGACAGCAATAGAACGTATCAAAGATAAGTTAGGACGGATTGAAGTATGAGCTTAAGCGAATTTTATACCAAGCTAAAATCAATCACGGGTTTCGAAACCAAGGTTGCATATAGGCAGTTTAGAGTTGGACAAGCTCCTGCACTTCCGTTCATGGTTTACTATGTGGAAGGATCGAGTAACTTTCTTGCGGACAATAAAGTCTACCTTGCAAAACAAAACGTTGTTGTTGAATTGTACTCGGAAAACAAAGACGTAACGTCGGAAGGTTTAATCGAGAAAATGTTTAATGACAATGATATACCGTGGCGCAAGTTCGAAGAGTATATCGATTCGGAACACATGAACATGGTTACATATGAAGTCACAATATAGGAGGCTAAAACATGGCTAACAAAGTAAAATACGGCTTGAAAAACGTATATTACGCAGTTGCGCACATAGCAACAAACGGAACGGCTACATACGATACGCCTGTAGCTTGGCCCGGTGCAGTAAACTTGTCGCTTGATCCCGAAGGCGAAACAAGCAAGTTCTACGCAGATAATATCGCTTATGCGCAGTTTGCAGCAAACGCAGGGTATTCGGGTTCTTTTGAATCCGCACTCATTCCCGAAGGATTCAAGACAAGCGTACTCGGTGAAGTAACCGACACCGACGGCGTTCTTTACGAAGACGCAGGCGCAAACGCAGTTCCCTTCGCCCTTTTGTTCCAGTTCGAAGGCGACGACAAGGCAACAAGACACGTTCTCTATAATTGCGTTGCGGCTCGCCCTTCCGTTTCCGGACAGACAACCGAAGAGTCTATCGAGGCACAGACAGAAACCGTTGATCTTACGGTATCGTCTATCTACAACGCAGCACTTACGAAGGATATCGTAAAAGCACGTTGTCCCGAGACTGCAACAACCGCATACAACGCTTGGTTCTCGGCAGTACACCAGGCAACAACCTAATATTAGGGGAGGCAGAAGACAATCATGTTAAAAACAGTACAGATAGGCGAGAAGGAAGTTAACCTTCTCGCCAATGCTGCTACGCCTATCCGTTACAAAATGGTATTCGGTGAAGACGTAATGGTAGCATTTAATCAGATCAACCAAGAAAAGCGAGATACGGGCGAAATACTCGATATTACGTCGCAGCTCGCTTTTATTATGAACAGACAAGCAGAATGTAACAAAACAGAGCTTAAGAGCATGACAAAGGACACATATATCGAATGGCTCGAAGATTTCGATTCAATGGACTTTGTGAACGCTTCCGAGGCAATCATAAACGCTTATCTGGGAACAACCGGAACCACGTCAAAATCAAAAAACGTGGCAAGCCGACAGAAAGGGAAATAAATACGGCCGTTTTCTTTCTACGTGCTAAACAGATCGGGCTCACAATGTCCGACCTTGAAGAACTTTCTGTTGGTTTTGTAACGGATTTAATCATTGAAGGAAACAACGACAAATGCGAGTACCGCACACTTGCGGAGCAAAGCGACTTTGATTCGTTTTAAGAAAGGACAATAAAATATGGAGGCTTGGAAGGATATCCGAGGCTACGAAGGTTTGTACCAGGTTAGCAATTACGGACGGGTTAGAAGCTTGGGGACGAATGGGAAAAAGCCCCGAATTATGACGCAAGAAATCTCAATTTGGGGATATTGCAGAATAAGATTATGGAATAATGAACACGTTCAGAAACATCATGCTGTTCATAGACTTGTTGCTGAGGCGTTTATAGGATCTGTTGAAGGATTCGACGTAAATCATTTAGACGAGATAAAAACAAACAATCGAGTTGAAAATTTGCAAATTGTAACCAAGAAAGAAAACTGCAATTACGGAACACGAAACAAACGTATTGCTCAAAAGAATGCAGCGCAAAAGCATTTATGGACTAAACCCGTAAGACAATACGATAAAGACGGTAACTTGATTGCGATTTATGAATCAATGCTTGAAGCAAAACGACAGACGGGCATTGATGATGTGAATATAGGCCGAGTATGTCGGGGAATAAGGCAAACGGCAGGCGGTTACATTTGGAAAGAACAAGAGGCTAACTAATGGACAGAATAAAAGGCCTGACTATCGAGATTGACGGCAATACTACCAAGTTGTCGAAGGCACTCGAAGGAGTCAACAAAGATATAAAGCAGACTCAAACGCAGTTAAAAGACGTTGAGAAGCTTCTTAAAGTTGATCCCGGCAATATCGAGCTTCTTCGACAGAAACAACAGTTGCTTGCAAAGGCCGTTGATGAGACAAAAGAAAAACTTCAAAAGCTTAAAGACGCACAAGCGCAAATGGACGCTTCCGGAGTAGACAAAACTTCGGCAGACTACCAGGCGTTACAACGTGAAATAATCGCAACCGAGAAGAGTCTTAAAGATCTTCAGACGGCAGCGGCAAACAGTAACGCCACAATGCAGAAAATATCGCAGACGGCGAAAGAGTTTAGCGACAATGCGAACAAGGTTGCAAATGCTACGAAGGGACTTTCGAGCGCAGCCGCAGGCGGACTCGTTGCACTTGGCGGAATGGCCGTTAAAGCGGGACAGGACGCAGACGAGTTAAATACGCTTGCAAAGCAGACAGGATTGTCGACAGAGGCATTGCAGAAAATGTCTTACGCAGCCGACTTAATCGACGTCGATTTAGGTACTATAACAAACGCCGTTAAGAAGATGAAGAAGGGACTCGACAAGAACGCCGATACCTTCGAACGGATAGGCGTTGCAGTCAAGGACGCAAACGGCGAATACAGAGCAACCGAAGATATCTTTAACGATACCGTTGTAGCACTCGGCAAGATTGATAACGAAACCGAACGTGATATTGTTGCAATGGATCTGTTCGGCGCTTCGGCGGACGAACTCGCAGGCATTCTCGACGACGGAGGCGCAGCGTTAAAGGCCCTTG